CACCAGAAATGACCCAAACAATTAAAAAAGGTCAAGTTAGCGATTCGTACCAATTGCCTGTTCACGAAATTGTTAACATTATAATGACCGATAAAAAGTATGTTAATACGTTGAAAAAAGTTTATGTTGAAAAAACCAAAGGGTTAGATAAAATTGTTCTTCCTAGCTTATATCTTTTCCAAGCTATTGATTACTTAAAAGGTAGAGCTGTAAGTGCCGAAACAAAAAATTCATCCTTTGTATTTTTTGAAAATCAATTTGGTTTTCATTTCAGGACAATAGAGTCCTTATTGTTAACTAAGCGAGATGATTTTGGATCTAAAGAATATTTTTTTGATAATACTCCAACAATGTACGGTAAAAAATCTGAAGTAACGATGTTTAGAAACATTATATCCTTAGAAAAGAAAAGTGTTATTAGCACAGTTAATAACATTGCTGATGGTTATAGAAACCAAGTAAATTCGTTTGATATTGTGACAAAAAGAAAAGAAGTTACAAAATTTGATTTTACAAAATCAGCAAATGAATTTATTTCTTCAGATAAAATATCCGTGTTGAAAAATTCTAACGAATTTTTTGCAGATCTTATGACGCTACCTGATTCAAAAGGTAAGCAAATGTTTGTGCCGAAAGATGGAACAAAGGTTACAGAATTTTTAGTAGATTCTTTAGGTCAAAAAATGGCCTACGGTTCAATGTTCAATGATAGTATAACTTTAAAAATTCTTGTGTTTGGGGATTCGTCGCTCACTGTAGGCGACACAATTAAATTAAACATTAAGAGCAATCCAGGTACTACAGGTCAACCAAAAGATGAAGCTAGATTATCTGGAATGTATTTAATTGTAGCATTAAGACATATAATTTCCCCTGGAATGAATCCTCTTTTCCACACAGCATTAGAAATTGTTAAAATGGGTGCCGCATGACAACAGAAAAAATTGGTTCGCAAGGGTTCAAATGGTTTTTTGGTGTTGTTGAAGACAGAGACGATCCATTAAAATTAGGTAGATGTCGAGTAAGAGTTGACATGGTGCATGATGTTGAAAACAACAAAATACCAACAGAAGATTTACCTTGGGCTGTTGCAATAATGCCTCTTGTTAGTGCTTCTTCAAAAGAAATTGGTCTTGCTCCAGTAGGTCCTATTATTGGATCAACAGTATTTGGTTTTTATATGGATGGTGATGAAAGTCAAATACCTATCATAATGGGTACATTACCTGGAACACCAGAAAAACACGATGTGAAAGATCTAGCAAGAGAAATTAATACAATAAGTAAACAATTATTGGGTCCGGAACCCGAATCAGCGTTTAAAGCAAAATATCCATTCAACAAAGTATTCAGTTCTGAGAGTGGCCACATCTTTGAAATAGATGACACGCCAAATTTTGAAAGAATTCACCAATATCATAAATCTGGCACATATACAGAAATTAACGCAGCAGGTGATCACGTTCAAAAAATAGTTGGTGATGGCTATGAAATTATTGCAAAAAACAATACTGTATATGTACAGGGTAATGTAAATATAGTAGTAAAAGGTAACGCAAACTATACTGTGGAAGGTAACATGAATCTCAACGTAGGGGGTTCAATGAATGTTACTGTAGGAGGTGAAACCAATCTTAGATACAATTCCAATTTAAGAGAATATATTGGTGGCGATTATTACCTTAGAAAGAAAGCTGGGGGAACAGATTTCACTTGTCCTGCTGATATACGTACCGGTGGTACAGACTGTAGTTAAGGATATTAAATGGCACTAGTACAAAAAGCTGTCAAAGCTAACCGAAAGACAACAATACTCTACTCAGATCTTAATATTAATGTGGAAAAATCCCCGGGTAACAAGGATTTAGTTACATATGTTAATGAAGAATCTGTAAAAAATTCTATTAGAAACATTGTACTAACAAATAAAAGCGAGCGTTTTTTCAACACTCAATTTGGATGTGATGTAAAAAGCATGATGTTTGAAAATGTAGGACCTTCAACAGAAGCTGCTATCCAAAATTTTATTGTAACAGCAATAGAAAACTATGAACCAAGAGCTCAGCTTATTGATGTTACAGTGTCGGCTAATCCGGATGAAAACTCGTACGCTGTTACCATTATTTTTAATACAATAAATACTACAACGCCAGAAACACTGGACATAATTCTAACTAGGGTAAGATAATGGCCGTTAATACAAGCATTTCGTTAATTGGATTAGATTTTGATACAATCAAAACTAATCTTAAAACACATTTAAAAAACAACACAGCTTTTAGAGACTATGATTATGATGGCTCTAATATGGCCACGTTAATTGATTTGCTTTCATACAACACGTACTTAAACAGTTTCTACACAAACATGGTTGCTAGTGAAATGTTTATGGATACAGCTCAATTACGTGATAGTATCGTATCTCATGCCAAAGAATTGAATTATCTTCCACGTTCATATTCTTCAGCAAAGGCAGTTGTAAACATTGCTATTAAACCAACAACAAGTGTTTCTTCAGTGTTAATTTTAAAAGGCACATCGTTCACAACAAAGCTGAAATCAAAAAATTACAGCTTTATTACAGATCAAAATATTATAATCAATATACCAGATTCAAATGGTGTGTATTCAAAAGACATTGATGTATACGAAGGATCATATGTTTCTGACACTTTTGTATACAACTCCGCAAACACAAATCAACGATTTGTTTTGTCCAATCCTCAAGTTGACACCTCAAGTTTAACTGTTACTGTTATTGAAGATAGTGGATCTACAATACAAAATTATTTGCGCGCATCTTCATTGTTTGGCGTTACTTCAACGTCAAAAGTTTTCTTTGTGCAACCTGCTGAGAATGGTCAATACGAAATAGTTTTTGGAGATGGCATATTTGGTCGTAAACCGTTAGATGGTGCAGCAGTGGTTGCTGAATATAGAGTTTCAAACGGTGAATTACCAAACGGCGCTGACAAATTTATTAATGATAGTTCGATAGATGGGCACGCAAATGTTACATTGACTACTATTACCTCGGCTCAGGGAGGATCAGTAGCTGAATCAACCGAATCAATAAGATTCAATGCTCCTCGTGCTGTTGCTACTCAAGAACGTGCTGTAACTTCAAACGATTATAAAACCTTACTACAAATTCAGTTTCCAGAGATTCAATCTGTGACTGTTTATGGAGGCGAAGAGGCAGAACCTCCACAGTACGGTAAAGTGTTTATTTCTGTTGATGTGTTGAACGCAGACGGTATACCCGAATCAAACAAAAAAAGATATCTTGATTTTATAAAGTCAAAAAGCTCCATTTCTATTTTACCAGAAATTATAGAACCTAATTTCATGTATGTTGATGTTAATAGTGTTGTAAGATATAACGTAAACATTACTCAAAAACAAACAGAAGAAATTTCAACAATTGTCCAAGCAGCTATAAACCAATTCAGCGATTTGAATTTGGATGATTTTGAAGCAACACTAAGGTATAGTCAGTTGGTTAAAACAATAGATGAAAGTGATACATCTATTGTTAGTAACGAAACTTCTGTTAGAGCAATTAAAATATTATCAACACCTGAGTTGGTTTTTAATAAACCTGTAAATTACACTATACAATTTAATATTCCTGTAGCCCAAGAATTTGGAGATGTTGGAGCATTGTATCCAAGAAGATATACTCACGCTGTTATATCTTCATCGTTCTTGTATGGAGGAAAAACTTGTAGAATTGAAGACGATGCAGGAACATTAAACATTGTAACTGATTCTGGTTCAAACGTAGCTGTTGTTAAATCTACCGGGCAAGTAAATTATGAAACAGGTCAGATAGATCTTGTAGATTTTGCTCCTTCGGACGCTTTTGGTGGTAAGATTAAATTTTATATAGTGCCCGTTAGCAAAGATATCTTCAGTAAGAGAAACACTATTTTAAGAATACTTGAAGAAGATATCAATATCACGGTTGAAAGAATAAGAGAATAATGAGAAACATAGAAGACGATATTTCAATTTTTGTCAAAGGACAATTTCCTTCTTTCTATGAGGAAGAAGGTCCTAATTTTATTGAATTTGCAAAAGAGTACTACAAATATCTCGAAAGCTCAAACAATGCTTTATATTATTCGAGAAATTTGTTAGAGTATAGAGATATTGATAAAACTATTGATGAATTTACAGTTCATTTCAAAGAAAAATATTTAAAGAATTTTCCATTTAACTTAGCTGCTTCAGATTCGAGGTTTTTAGTTAAACATATTATGGATTTCTACAGATCTAAAGGATCTGAAAGAAGCTACAAAATATTTTTTCAATCAGCACATGATACAACGGTCAACTTCTATTATCCTAAAGAAGATATTTTTAAGCTGTCAGATGGAACATGGGTAAAACCTGTTTATCTCGAATTATACGATGCACCTAATTTGCTTGAGTTAATAAACAAAGAGGCAAAGGGGTCATACACGGGAGCAACAGCGTTCGTAGAAAATATTGTTGCAAGAAGAATTAACGGTAGACAAGTTGTTGTTGCATATTTGAGTAATGTAAAAGGAAATTTCCAAGCCGGAGAAGTTCTTGTTGTGTCTTCATCTGGAACAACAACAGGATACCCTGTTATAGCAGGTTCTATTTCTTCCGTAGATATTATTACCGGCGGGCAAAATTTTGCAATAGGTGATACATTAATTGCAACAACGGGTGGAGGAAAGCAAGCAAAATTTAGAGTGTCTTCCATAGCGTCTGAAACAGGGGTTGTTACATTTACCCTTGAAGAAGGTGGGTTTGGTTATTCTGGAGGATTTGGTTTTACATCTAATGCCGAAGTTCTTATCTCAACAAAGGTATTGGATCTTGGTTCTAGTGCAAACAATATAAACATTTTTGAAACAGTAAAGCAACCTTTGGCTAACATTGGTTTTATTTCAGCAAATGGTACTTTTGCAGCCGGTGATGTTATTCAAGGATGGTTTGCAAACAATACTCTTGCCGGAAACGCTGTAATTTTAAGTATAGTATACACAACCACTAATACCGGGACAATTTTTGCCTCAACAGTTTCAGGTAATGTAGCAAATGGAGCTAGTGGTGTTATTCGTAAGAGTGGTAATACATTACAAGCTGTGGTTAATACGTATGCTGATGTTTCAGCTACAGGTAATGTAATGGGTCAAAATGCTACTTCAATTGGTGTTATTAATGTAACTAACGTATTTACTGATCTTGATGGTAACTATATTTACAGCACAGGTATTTCTGCTGTAAACACGTTTGTTGATTCTGTGGGTGTAGGATCTGGTGCCAATTTTAAAATTGGTTCAATAACTAATCCAGAAACAGTAAGAATTGACACAACGTTCCTTAAAGATAATAATTACGGTAATATTAGTTTTATGGACATACTGTTGGATGGTTCAAATGCAAACGTATATTCTAATTCGGGCCCTTATGGTTTTCCAAAAAACACAGGGGTAAGTTTGACCGCGGGCACTTTACTTGATGCTTTAGATATACAAGATTATCAAATAGGAACGGTTTATTCGCTAGCAGCGCAAGATGGTGGTCAAAATTATACAAAAGCTCCGTTTGTTCGTATTTTCGAAGATACCACGTCTGCATATCGCAAATACGATTACATTCTTTCATTAACAAATGCAACACGTAACTTTGCAACTGGTGAGCTTGTTACACAAACAAGCAGCGATCAAGCCGTTTTACTAACCGTTAACAATTTTACTGGAAACTCTTCTCTTAGTGTTGGTGAATTTGTTTATCAAAGTAATGGTACATCAAACATAGCAACAGGTTTTGTTTATAGTTCTTCAGTTTCAAATACTGGAAACGGTAATGGATCAATAACTTTAATTTCAACAACAGGGTCTTTTGTTGTTAATGCTACTGCAACAGGAAATTATCAAATTAAGGCTTTGACTTCTCAGGCAAATGCCAAAGTTGTTGCAGCAAATAACAGTTATGGTATTACAGTAACAGGTAAAGGCATTGTCAAAGTTGGTTCAAACACTGAAGTTCTTCTTGTTAAAAGACTTTCTTTTGCGGACACTTTTGCAACCGGAAATACTATTACAGGATCAGATTCTGGAGCATCGGCAACAATAGCAAGAGTACAAGAAGATAGAGATTCATTGCTTAATATAGGTAATAATGCTGTAGTGACAGCAAACGTTGCCGTTGCCAATGGTACGGTTACGGGAGTTAGCATTATTTCTTCTGGTTTTGGTTATGTTGACAATGAAACGATTAATATGGTCAACGCTGCCAACAACACACAAGGCCTGAGCGGTAAACTTCATACCCAAACTCAAGGAGTTGGTGAAGGATTTTATTCTTCAAACAAAGGGTTTTTGAGTTCTGATAAATACATTCACGATGGAGAATATTATCAAAACTTTTCATATGTGTTGCAATCAAAAGTACCTTTTGATTTGTATACAGATGTTTTAAAGAAAATTGTTCACGTTGCTGGCACAAAAATGTTTGGTGAGTATGTGTCCGAAGATGAAATAGCAGCAACAATTATAACAGCAAATACTGCAGAGATCACAACAACATGAGTAAGAATCTAATTCCAACAGTTTTTAGAACTCATATGGCTCGTCAATTTAAAGAGTCTATTACTGAACCAGCAAACACCATTTACTATGCGTTTGCTGGTAAACATACTGCTTATGCTAACGGTTCAATACCCCAGCCAACAGATGATCTTCAGACAACTCTTTACGGCGCGTTTGATGAGATGGTGTTTGGTAAACGTATTTTAGATACTGATGTAAGTTTAATGGTTCCAAAAGAAGAATGGCAAACAAATACTGTATACGCTGCTTATGATTCAGCCTCCGTAATTTACGGAAACAGTTTTTATGTTGCGATAAATGCAACATCCCAATATGATGTGTTTAAATGTTTGGACAATAACAAAGGATCTTATTCTATTTACGCACCAAGTCTTTCAGAAACTTCTGCAAGCGATGA